CCCCCGCCGCCAGTAACTTTACCTTTTTTCTTTGTAAAGGCATCAATTGTTTTTTGAGCCTTCTTTTGACCAGAAAAAGTTGATAATGCTTCTTTACCAAAACTTTCTTCCATTTTTTTAGCCTTCATAAAGTCATTTTGACGTTCTTTGAATAAATCTTTTTGTCTTTTTCCTTTCTCAATTAATTCATCTAAACCTGCTGAATATGCTTCATTAGCCTCTGCCCCTTCAAGAACTGCTTTAGCATATGCAAGAGTTCCTTGTATTGCAGATTTCTGTTCTTCATCCATATCACCCATAAGGTCGCCAATGGCTATTAAACCCATAGACCTAACTTTTTGGGCTGAATCTTCTATTCTTCTCAATTCTTCTAATTTTTTTATTCCAGGAATTAAATCATTATATGCCGATACTTGCTTTACTACTGTCTGATTTGCGGCTAATTGTGCCTTCATGTTATCTTTTGACCGTTTCTCCATCATTCCCAGAACACCTAGATATGCTCTGAATTTGTTTTGAATAGCCCATAATGGACTTCCTGAAACTAATCGACTAAAAATATTCCAATTTCTACCTGCGCCTTCAAAACTGTTAGCGGATTGAAGAATTGCTTTTGTAAATCCTTGAAATTCAAGTGGGGCTCTCTCTGCAACTGTGTTTAAATCACCAATAGCACTTGCTAAGTTCTTTATTTCAGTTTCTGCACCTATGATTAAACCCCCTTAGCCGACCTTTTTGCTTTATCTATTTCTTCTGCTTTAAGTTGTTCAATAGTAGAATGAACATTTAATAAGTCTTTAACTAGACTTACTGGCATCTTATACACTTCTAACGGACTAATAGATAGTGCGCTAGAAAGAGTATAAACCATAATTAACGAAATTGTTTTAGGGTTTGCTTTTTTTCCTTTTAAAGCATCCCTAATCATTCGTTTTTTCCTTCATCCTCCTGCATCATCATCATTGGATTTGGGAGGATTTCTTTAATCTGATTTCCTACATAATGGCTTAATCTAAGCATATCAATTGTTGATAACGAGGGTTCTGTCTTTGAGATGAAATTCTCAACCATATAGCGGTACATCGCATTTAAGTCAAGGTCTACCGATTGTGTGCGTGAATCAATCTTCATCACGCTATTCAAGGCTTTCTCGGCTTCGAGCCAAGTAGGTTCTTTAACCCATACCTTGAGGTATTCTTCGCTTTCGGGTGCTACTTTAACATAGTGTAGCGTAGGCTCTTGTAGTGCAAATAATACACTCTTATCTGTAATAACTTTTTTATCGTTTAACATTTCATCCACCTTCAAAACCAACAAACAAACAAACGGTGTTGGTGGAATATTATTCTAACTTAGACTTCTTTGGAGTTTCTTTTTTTGGAGTATCTTTCTTAGCGGGTTTCTTATTAGAAGCCGCATTTTTAATGTAAAGTTTTCTTTTCTCTAACTTATCCATAGAATCACCCCTGCAAAACCCAATGAGTTTTTACTTCACACTTATCTAGCGTTCTTGGCATGACGGTTCCTTCAATAGTAATTGCCCCTTTATCATCTGGAACTGTAACATTGGCAGAAGATAGTAGGTAATCTTGGAAGTTAAACAACATTTGTTCTCCACTAGCCTTATCGAATTGAAGCACTATTTCATTCGTAGCACCAGTATCTTCGGTATTGTTTAATAGTTCCTTTAGAAGCGTGTCATCAGTTACCATAGCAGTAAAAGCAATTTCATAAGTTCTTTGAGCAGGAATAGCACTCTTAATTCTTTTACTTCCCATTCCAATAAATCTTTTATCTTGTAGATTGTTGTTTATGGTAAGTGTTAAATTAGTAATCTTTAAAAAATTCTGTCCGAAGCAAGAAAAGGAACCACTTGAGAAAAAGAAAGGGTCAAGTGCTTCGGGGTTACTATCGTAATTAAATAGTGAAGTATTTATTCCAACATTATTTCTTGGAGTATAGACTTGAGTTGTAGTTAAATCATTAATATGGTCTACAATTCTAGTATTTAAATCCATAGTCATTTTAACTTCTTCGTTTTCATTAGCCGTCATAGTCAAAGTATTGACTCTATTTCCTCTTGCTATTCTTACGACTGTTTCTGTTTCAGTAGCGGCTCCTTCTGTAATAGTAGTGTTTGTTGTCTTTGTCATACTATGTTCTAAACTGAAAGAAGGTAAATCTTCTCCATTGGCTTCACTAAACTCATAAGTAATGGGATTAGCAATTACACCACTTGCATAAGTGGGTCTTGTTAATAGATTCAAATTAGTATGAACATCAATACCATGAACAACAGGAGGTAATAGAGTTACAGATGCGGCATCAGCCCTATAAAAGATTGGGCCTTGATTAAGATGAGCAGTTTCAAAAGCACCATCAAAAGCAGTTACGGCAGTATCTCCTGAATCAATATAAACTGCACCTGCTACATGAGCATTGTTTTCATCGGTAGGGTCAAGACTTGTTGAGGTAGTAGTAGTGCATTTAACACCAGTACAACTACCTAGAGCATAATAAAGGAAAGCACCATGATTAGCCATCAATGCTATGTTTCCACCGCTTGCGGTATGAATACCTTTGTATTGATGAGTAAAGTTTCTTGTTCCACCAAGAGAAAGATTTAATTGCTTCATTTCAATTTCAGTAGATGGGAATGATACAGTTTCAACTAAACCTAACCAATTGTCAGCATTTAGCCTGTATGAGTTAGAACCTGTTTTCTTAGCAGGACATGGTGCGCCGTATGGTTGAATAATAACATAATCAACATCTGCTTCTAAAGTTAATTCGTGTGCAGGTGTAATATCTATTGTATTTTCACCATTAGCAGTAATAGTATGGACAGTATGAGGATTGCCTGTTCCTGATTCATCGTAAAGTTCAACCTTACAACCAACATATAGATTAGGAACTAAGAGAAGATTGGTAGCAAAAGCAGGTAATAGAGTAAGTCGAGTTGCAGTTGATTCACTTTCATCAATTAATGCGCTTAATAAAAGTTCTGGAACTAAAGTCGTTGTCGTGCCGCTTCCTAAAAATATGTTGCTGTTTACCATGTTAATCTCTCCTTTCCTTTACAAACTTACTAAGGGAGTGTTAATGCGAATCTCTTTGCTTCAATGTTTAATTTATATCCGAATAATCGTTTTGCTCGGTCATTACTTTCGCTTCTAGAACCTAAAAAGATTTGATTGAATTTACTTCCATCACTTGCGGTATAGCCACGACGACCTCGCTCAATTGCATGACGGGCAATCAAGTATAAAGCCCTTAGCCTATCTCGACCAAAATTTGAGTCCGTTCCTGCTCTTTCATCATGAATAGTCCTAATGTGCATAGTAAAGCCATATGTTTCATGTCTAACGTCAAAATGAACAGTAGGGTATTCTATGCTTTGACTGTCCTCAAAGAAGATAATTACATCCTTTGAAGATAAATCATATCTCATTCCCTTTCCTTTTTCTAATGTTCTAACATCAACAAAATTAGGAGTAGCAACGTGGGAAGAACTAACTGTTCCAGCCGATTGCAGCGTTGAAGCAGATGATGACCAATTGCTAGAAACTAAATCAATTAAAAGGCTGACTTCATCAATAACGATACCTCCTTTGTAAATTCCTTTGAAATGTAATTTGCATATGCTTTTCCTGCGTTATCTACTACTTCTTCTTTACTAAAACTAACATCATAGCCTAGTATCATAGATAATTCTTTCATTGCTAATTGTCTCTCTTGTTCTATTTTAAGAAACTCTTGAAATTTTTTAGTACTGATATTAATATTTTTAAACATAATATCACCCTAAGAAATATACTAAATCAGACTTGCCAGATAAAATATCCAACGCTTCTTTTCTTAATATATCATATTTTTCTTTCAATGATATATTACCACCAGTTTCAGCAATTAGAATAGTTTGGTCATCATGTCTTAGTATTTCAGCCGCTACTAATTTAGTAGCCGCTTCATGAATAGCCGCAGGTACTCTATTATCTCCTGCAATATATGAAGCAATAATAGAATTTTGAGTATGATAAGGATAATCTTGTAAGAAGAATACTTTACCTTCTTCACCAATAGTCCAGAAAGAACCTAATCTTTTGAGGTTTTGTTTATCTGTAAATCCACTTACAGTACAAAGTGTAGGAATAGAAACATTTGTTGCAGTAAATAAAACAGTATCGCTCATAGAACCAGTAGTAGTATGGCTTAGAACAACAGTAGTTGAATTAGTGATAGAACTTATTGTTGCAGATGAATTAATATTTGTCCCTGCAACTGCCATTCCTACAATTAATTTACTAGAATCTTGAACTGTTAAGTTTGTTGTAGTTCCTGATGCTGAACAAGTTTGTTGAACTTTTACTTTAATTGTGCAATCAGAACCATCTTCTCCTGCTAATAAAGAAGAAATAAATATCTCCTTTGAGTTCTCAGTATTCTTATGAGCATAAAAGAAATCAGAAATGTTTCTACTACTAACTATTAATTCTTTAGCCGCAGTAGCACCAGTAAATTGTGCAGTTGGTGAAGGGAATTGTTCATTTACTAAAGACACAATTTCATTAGCAGTTGTCTTTTCTCCAAAGGAAGTATTAAATTCTGTGTTTTGTAGAGAACCTGCATCTTCTGAAAGCATTTCAAAAGAAGTTCCGCTATTTGGTAGTTCTAATACTATTGAATAAATATCTCTATAATTTTCAAGTAATTCAATCTTTGCTTGAGCAGATGCTAATTCAATATAACTACTTCCTTGCCAAACTTGAAGAGAAACAATCTTTCTTACCTTCATCATTGAAAGTTGAATATAGCCTACATATCCTCCATAATATGCTCTTGCAGGATGCCTAATGAATTCAAAGTTATGATATTCATTTTGAGTAATTATTGGTCGGAAGGAACGCTTTACTTTGTCGTCTATCATCCCTTCTACACGCTTAATGATAGAACCGACCTGTGATTGAGAAGGGTTAGTGGAGTCTGAAAATGCTGAAACTTGAAGTAAATCAGAAACTGCGCCTTTATCAGTATAAAAACCAGTACCACTTGAGTAGTCTACATTGATTGTTGTATAATCACTTGGCGAGCGAACTGTTCCCATAATATCACCTCAATGTTCTTTTAATAACTCTTACGTTCTTTCTGAATTTATTAATCATAGTATTGAATTTAGTCTGTAAACCTTGTGGGACTTTACCTTCACTTGTTTCCTTTACAGTCCTACTCCTACCTGTTTGCATTGATTCTCCCTTAGAAACATTAAATTGACTATGTAATATAAGTTCCCCTTTCTTTTTATTCATATTTAATTTAAGTTGGTATATATTATATAAGTCATTTATAGGATTACCTAATTTTTTTTTAGTCCAATGATATATTTCTTTAATAGTGGCTTTATCAACAGTATCTCCATCTTGCTTTGCCTCTTCTAGAATTTTACCTAAAGAACTAGCATTACCTTCTGAATCAGTATGTCCAGCATCTCTGATAATACTTACAGATTCGTCTGAGGATTCCCCAAAAAATCTTTCAATTATATTCCTAGCATCTTCTAGAGACATTCTTTTTAAATCACCGAGAGGCTTACTTATTTTCTTAGCATTATCTATTTCTTTTTTATATTTACCTTCGATAGCAGATATTGTTGCGCTGTGTTCTTTTGCTTTTTCTTGTAGTTCTTTACCTTTTGCATTCTTAGCATTATTTATATGTTGTTCATTTGCAGTATCTATTTCCGCATCTCTCTTCCTTTTTAAAGCCGCTTCTGAATAGCCAAATTTTTCTATGATAAATTTAATTAGTAATGAGGTATATGCTTTTTTTACCTCTGTAATTTTATCTTTGTTTTCTTCTTCCCAATCGTCATAAGATAATTCTTTATAAGTTTCTTCTATGGCATACATTCTTTTTGATTCTTCATCTTCTGTTTTAATATCACGTTTTGCCTTCTCTTTCTTTTTTTTGTTTTCTTTTTGTAGTTTTGCATGAAGTGGCATTAAAACTTCATCCTGCATAGCAAAATCAAAACTATCGCCAACAAACCAATCATATACTTCTTTAATATTATCAAAATCTTCATTAGATATTATCAATTTAACTTTATCAGTATAAAAAGAATCATCTATTTCTTCACCATCATATTCAAACTTATCCTTTTTAACTTGCGTACCAATGGCAAATGGTTGTTTTTTACCTGCACCTTTAGCAGTAGCCACAATTTTTCTATTTTTAAGACCAATAGTTTCTTCAAGTTTTTTTCTCTTTTCACCTTTATCATTAATACTTTCATCAAAGGTAAAGGTAGTAAGTCTACCCTTATTGAACTTAGCAGTAGAATTCTTCTTAATGTAATCAATAAGGTAATCATCATTACCTAATCCTTCAAGAACTTTACCAACTAATTCTTTTTCTTTTTTAGGCGCATTTTCCGTAGTATCTCTTTGAACTAACATAATACTTCTAATAAAATCATCATTAAGTAATTCTTCTAATGGTTTATCCTTAATTAAGTCTAAAATTGGTTTAGGGATTCCCTTTTCGGTTCCTAAACTTTTAGTTTTAGTGGGCCTGAATAGTTGTTTACTAATAGAGGTTTCAGTCATCAATTTATCGAAAGGTTCTTTTAATAAATCAACATATTCTTTTTCGTTAATGATAGACTCTAATCTAAGATTAGCACTTCTATTAATGGCATTTCTTAACTCAGATATTTTTAAGTATTCTGTATTTAATTCTGGTTTTTTATTAGTGGGTTTTTTACCTTCAATATTGTAAAATAAAAAATTATAATAGTTCCTCAACAAGAACTCTTCATTGAGTTCTATTTCATCATTATTAATAACTACTTTAATGCTCACATTAACCACTTAGCCCAAGCCGCACCTTTTTGAATGGCTGAACCTAATCCTAATCCGCTTTGTGGCGGTTCATAACTTGTTTGGCCTGTTTGTGGGTCAATCCAATATGGTCGGCCATATCCGTCTTGACCCGATGGAGGAACAGGATAACCTGAACCATTACCTACTGCTCCCTGCATTTGTTGATATTGCTGTGTTTGTCCTGTTATTCCAGCGATAGCCATACCTGCTGTCGGTGCAGCCATACCGCCTGAGAACCCTTGAGATTCTAGATACTGTTGTTTTGCCATCTTTCTTTGATTAACAATTTCTGTGTTAATTGCTGAATCTAATAAGTTCTTTAAGTCTAAGTCAATGTTTGCTTGAGTAATCCTTTCAAACTCTCTCATACTCTCAGAATCTATTTTCATTCTATTAGTAGTTGAGTCTTGAACAAATGCTAACTTTCCTAGCATTTGACTCATTACTCTTTCCAATACATCTTCCATTAGTGTTTCTAATGATTTAAAGAATTGCTCACCATGATATTGAAAGAACTCTTCAACGTGATTTTCTTGCAAAGATAACAGGTTGTTTACTGTTTTGAAATTTGCTTCACCTTGTTGCTGAACTGCTCCCATTACTGTTCCATTACTTGTTCCAAATACTCCCATATCTATTCCTCCTTTTGATTAACTAAAAAGTCTAATTTTAAAGTAATAGCCTTTAGTTCCGTTGTTAGCCGCAATACTTCGGCCTCCTTCGACTCATCTTCTGATAGCGTGGGCGGCTTTATAATATATCCGACTGACGAGAGGGCGATAATATCTTCATTAGATAAAGCATAAATTGGCCCACTTTTCATTAATTGAGGCATTTTAGGCTTAGGAATAAATCTTTTGAAATCTAATCCGTGTTCATCAGCAATGATTTCTTGCTGTATCATTTCAAATTGCTTATGATAAGCAGCGTGTTTAGGGCAATAGGTTCCTCTTAATGGCCTTCCACGTTCTACTCTATCTAAAGGAATAGGTGGCCGTAAATAATCTCCTGCTTCCCAAATATGATGCATTCCACATACTACACATCTTTCTTTAAGATTAAATTTATATCCGAATCTTACAAAAATAAACTTCTTCTTTTCTGGTAATAGTACTTTATGTAATTCTTTTAGTTTCTTTTTAGGTTTGAAATTATTAAACTTATATTCTTCTATTATACCACTTGCTCTTGCCTGTGGTAGTTTAGGCAAAAATCTATTTGGTACGTTCTGACCAACCGTATTACCGACTGGTGTTCCATTTGTTCCTACTTGCTGTATAATGTTGTTCTGATACATAATAATCAATAATCCTTTATCATTGTAAACACGCCTTGATAAACTGCTTCGGGTTGTGATTTAGCCGAAACAATATATTTGTGTGTTGGAATTCCTACATCATTTAACTTTTGCATTCCATATTTAAATGGTTCAAAGATAGGATGCTTTTCAATAGGTAAATCACTTTTATGTTTATCTCCCCATATATCATACTTATTAGCCCAAATAGAAACTGCTAATGGATAATCTGATTCCTTCTTCTTTTTACCAGTAGGCCATCTTTCACTAACAATTGTATCTACTAAAAACTTCCATGCTACTTGATGGTCTAAATTACCACCTTTATCTAAATGTCTATGGTCGATTAAAAAAATAATATATTTTACTTTTCTAGTTTGCATATCTTTAGCCCATTCTTTCCAGTATATCGCTTCTCCACCAATATCGGAAGTTTTTACAGTATTCATTTCACCATCTAATTTAATTGATTTTCTAGTGGCTCTATGACGACCAACAGTTCTTTTCTGTATTGCTGGTACTTCTCCCCTAGTTCTTAATTGATGATGTAAAGTAGTTTTACCTACCATTGTCGCACCATAGATACCAAAGTTAATAGCATGAATTTTTTTATAAAAACCAATTACTGCTTCTGTAACAACAACTGCAAATCCTGCTAGTAATGACATATAATAGCCTCAATGCCAAAATGATTTCAAATAACTAATTAAAGAACCCATGATATTGATGTCAAAGACACCCATGATATTTCCAATCAGAAATGCTGATAATGTTGCACAACTGCCCCAAAAAATCAATCTCATCTTAACAAAGAACATATCCGCAGAATGCGCTCTTGATTGATTATAAGCATAATCAGAATCGCTAAATCCTAACCAGTCGCTAACTACCATTTAATCACCTATTGCAATTGGGTCAAGAAATCAGAAGAAACTACGTTTTCTGTTTCATATGACTGTGCAATAGGTGGCATTCCAGAGTAAGGTGAAAGGTTGTATGATTTAGCAGTATCTTGAAGTTTCTTTCGTTGTTCTTCATCTCTTGCCATTCTAGCCCAGTAAGCAGTAATCTTTCGGTCTAATAACCAAAGTTCAATCTTATCATTTAATGATAGGTCAAATAGGGCTTTCATGCACATAATAGTTCCAACAGTCATAAGACCGAATAGAACTCCATGAGCAATTGGTGGATAAGGGAATGCTGAACCGTATTCTGCATAAAAGAATACGTTAGCACCGCTTACTGTTCCAACGAACAGAATAGTCATAACTAATCGAGTATCTTGATTTAATGCTGGCATTATATCACCTCAAGCGAATTCAACAGAAACTTCTGCCGTTGAAGAACTGGCTTCTGTAATTTCTAAAAAGATTCCATTTCTACATAATACGCCATGCATATCATATTCAAAATTATAATGTCCTGTTACTGAATGAGTAATTCTAGCCACTTCTGTTCCGCTATTATCTTGTCCATCAAACACTTTAACTGTTACTGCTGCATTACCTACAATAATTAAATTAGCATGAATGCTAATTAATATTGTTTGCCCTGTATTTACGATTGCGCTTGCGCCTAAAACTCCACTTGAACGACATACTTGATTTGCCATGTTATCACCTTCACTTTGAGCAGAGTGCCAACCCTACTTAATACTTGGGTTTTAATCTTCACTTAAAGACGATTTCTTTACTGTTTTTGAAGGTTTCTTAGCCTTTGGCTTAGGTTTAGCCTTTGGTAATTCCTTCTTTGGTAGAAGTAAATCACACAAATCTTCTGCTGAACCTAGTTCTTTGCCTAGTTCTTCAAAACCAATCTTTAATAATTTTTCATTAAGTAGTAGGATGCCTTCTCTATCAGATTCTTCAAATGTAAACATTAAGTTCTCATCTGATAAACCAACGATAGCACGACTAAGAGGAATAGAAGCGGAATCATTCTGAGTAATCTCAGTCATCCGTTCTAGTCCGTTAATGGTACACCTACTGCCTAAGCGACTGTTTTCAGTCAATTTGACAGAAACCATTTAATCACCTCAAAGTTGTCCGTGAACTCTAATAATTATCGGAGAGCCGTCTAAAGAAGCGTTAGTATTTGCTAATTGTGCTTCAATACCAGTAGTACCATCTTCTACGTTTATTTCCAAATAAAGAGTATCGCTAGTCGATGCCCCTTCTGCTAGATTTATACTATGTTTTACTAAACCAGCAGGAATTCTGGTAATAAACGCACAATTGATAGTTTTAAGTCCTAATGATGCCGCAGTAATAACTACTCCACCAGTAGTGTAGGTTTGAATGTCAATTGAAGCATCAACGACGTATTCATCACCTAATACTCTAGGTCTAGTGAAACCTTTATGGTTTGCTACTAATGTTACTGTATGTGCCAATTAAAACACCTACTGTCCAATACAAATCCAACTTAAAACTTCGTCTGAAACTACGTCTAGTGTAAGAGAAACTGTATTTATTCCACCTACAACTGTACTAGCAACAGGGAATGTTTCATCAATTGAATGTGTTGCAGTTCCATGCGCTCTTACACCATTACCCATAGGGGCAGTAGTCATAATTTCAACAGAAGTCCATCCTGTTAAAACTAATTCCGTTGTAGCGGCATCTTCTGTAATTGTTCCAAAAGCCATCTTTCTGTTTCCTTCTAAGTTCATTTCGCCTAATATTACTTGTGTTTTTCCCATAATAATCATCTCCTAATTTTTTTTCCTCATTGTACGTTAGTAATCTTACCCTGTCCCTTAAAGAAAGAACATCCGACTTCTCCGATTGTTCGGTATAATGCTCTGTTTCCGAGAGTTCCTACACCGAATGGGTTTCCATTGCCAATACCATCTTCAAAGTATTGTGTTGGCTTCATAACTGAAAGCCATAGATGGTCTGTATCAAGGAATAATAGGTCAGATAGTTTAGATGATGCATTACCAGTTGTAGCCATGTCCTTTACAGGAATCAATGGAATATCATAGTATGTTGCAACTCTAAATCCAACTTCTTGACCCTTTGTTCCACGAACACCGTTTACAGTAGGAACAATTTCCTTTCTATCCATAAATCGCTCTTGGCTTTGCAATAGGTCAGCAAGTGCTTGAATTGTATCATATCCAGTAAGAATAACCTTTGGTGAACCACCTGCTAGTCTTAGGTTTCTAATCATGTTATTCAACAGAGTTAGAGTTAATGAACGAACATTTCCTGAAGCATATCCCGAACCGAAATCAATTGTAGCATCTAAGTAAGAAGCCGCAGTAAATCTCTCATTACCGTAAATCTTACCTAATGCGTTTGAAGCAGAGGTTGTATCAGTAGCAATAACATTACCATCAATAGCGAGTAATTCTGCTCTTGAAGTAATAACCTTATTTAATGAAGTCAAATTGTTACCAATGTTAGGCATTGCTGCACTTTCACCATAATGTTCCAAAGGCATTACAAGCATTTTATTCTGAACTTCTGCATGGTGCTTACCCATATCTTCACGCATTTGCGCTCTAATATCGCCAATACCATCATCAATTTGAGCCATTTCCATTGCTAATTCGCTGAAATCGAATTGATGAGCAATAACCTTTGGACTCATGTTTAATTGAGCATATGTTGGTGCAATTGGCCCCAATCCATCTTGAGCAGTAGATAATCCTGCATTTTCTGGAACACCACCAATTAAATCTGCTCTTGGAGAATCAGAACCTAATTCTGCTAAAGAAGCAGTTCCGCTTTCGCCAACAGTAAAAGTATTTCCGCTTCCACCAGCAGGTCTTGACTTTAATACTCTCCAACCGCTTGAAGTGTATGGTCGCTTTGAAATCATTGATAGTGCGTTTACTTCACGGTTTAGCATAGACCAAACCTTTTGTCCGTAAACTACGTTGTATAGTGCTGAAACATCTGAAATGGCTGAACCGCTAAATGCTGGACTTCCATCATGTCCTGTATGAATTCCACCGACCATTCCTGCTTGCTTTAGTAAAGAATTACCTGCAAAAGTTCCTGTTCCGTATGTTTGTGCTTCTAAATCTGCAATTGTGTTAATATATCCTGTCATCTTAAATCACCTTTTCTTATTGGTTTCCCCCGACAAAGCGGTGAATATCCGACCAATCCATTGATGCAATATCGTCAATAGATGGAGCCTTAATAATTGAATCTTCTTGAGCCTTTAGGATTGTTTCCTTCTCTGCTGTCAAAGACTTTCTTAGTTGTGTAAATTCATCCTTTAGGGATGCAATCTCGGAAGCCGCATCATATTGAGACTTTGCGAGAGTATTTTCTCTTGAATTCTTTTCATTAGCGAATCGTGCTTCAAAAGACTTTTGAAGATTATCGTAAGCAAGTGCTTCAAGTTGTTCTTGACGGAATGCTTCGTATGCCTTTTCAACATTTGAAACACTCAAATCAAGAGTTTCTAGTTCATTGTTTCCGAATGCCTTAACTACTGGCATATCGGTTGAAGTAGGCTTACCGTTATTAATAACGATTCTATCAGCAGGTTCACCGATTTGATTACCTGCGCCGTCTAATGTGCGAAGATAAGCCTTATCTGTCTTTTCTCTAGGATTTTCACCTGTATCTGTGTCCATGTATTCAGAAGATTCCTTTGTGTCATCGTCATCGACATCATCATCAGCCATTTCATCAGCCATTTCCATGTTTTCTCTAGGATTACCCTTTTCATCCAACATGAGTTCTTCTTCTTCCTTTCTCAACGTATTGACTTCTGACATCAATGCGTCTAATTCTTCCAATGCTTTTTCTAGTTTGTTAGTCATTATATCTTCTCCTTTATCTTGTTTTAGTATATCGAATCTCGCTTCGGGATTAATTCCTTTTTCACATATGGTAACTTCATGCAGTTCTAATTTGCTGATTTCATTGTATTTACCCAATTCATCATGCGTTTTCTTAGATTTCTGTAATGCTTGTCCCCCAATGCTAAATGACCTTAATGACCCTTTGCGAATTCCTCTTCCAACTTCTTTGGCTTTTTCTATATCATCTCTTAATTTGATTACAACAAAGAATCCAACATCATCTACTTCTGTTTTCCACAATCTCCCTGTTTTGTCTCTATATGAATCTACTACTTCGCCTACTTGAACATTTGAATGATTTGTCATTACGTTTCTGTATTCGGGTTTAGACATGAACTTTTGAACGGCTTCATTTAATGCTTTCAAAGTTATTAAATCATTTTGTTTATCTACAATTTCAATGCTTGCATATCCACCAATCATAAGTTCGTCGCTCTTTAGAATGTTAAATTCATCATTCCTTGTCGCCATGATACTTATGCTCATGTCCTTCAAACCTTTCTAATCAAGTTCAGTATATAATAGGCTCGGTTTTACTCGTTGGGTATGGTCAATTCGTTAAACCTATCCTCATAGATATTCCAGATTCCTTCATCATCATCTTTCTTTGCGGGCTTTTGCTTGAATCCAGTCCATGCAAGCCACATTTTCTTATCTTTGACAGGTAATACTCTTATATGCAATTTAGTCTCGAATTTGTTACCCTTTAGGAAATACTCATGATAACCATGCCTTTGTAGTCCTAAGCCTATTTTTCCTGAATCAATAACTTTTTCCTTAGAAACATTCTTTGCTACTTCTGCTGGATATTTACCTGCTTTACCGAACAAATCAAAGAGATTGTTTTCTTCTCCAATTTCAATATACCAATGCATTGTTTCATCCCCAACCGATATAGAAAGATTTAAATTATCATCTTCTCTAGAGTATAACTTAAATTCACCTTCTCTATACTCTTCAGGAGTTTTATATGCTTTCAATAATTCTGGTTCTTTTTGTAGTTTTGAATCATCAGCAAACAATTTCTTAGTCTTAGGGTTGTATTCTATTCCATCCCTTTGTTTAGCCCAGTCTTTCAAGCCTTTCATTCCTTCTTGAACAACATCTTCATATCCTGAACTCTTTCTTTTAACTAAGAAGTTATGTAATTCTTTAACAGTCTTTGCTCCCATGTCTTTTAAATGATTTAAGATACTATTGGCTAAAAGACTTTGCTTAGTTTTCATAATCTCTTCTGCTTTGGCCTTCCATACATCAATATCAACTAATGCATTCTTAGACATTAAATTACTTTCTTCAAATCCGTAAATAGTAAAACCATCCATATCGGATTTAATAATAACATTAGCATCTCCGTGAATATGGTCAGTTACTTGTATTCCTTTTTCTAATGCTTTAACATCATAATTCAAAGACTTCTTAGTATCTTGAGAAAGTAATTCTAAAGTAACTAGTTTATCTGGATGTTCAACTTCAGGAACTTCAATAACCTTCGCAGAAAAGAGAGTATATCTATCTCCATTCTTTTTGACTTCATCTACCTTTACTCGAACAATATCTCCTACATCGACATTAATCTTAGTATTTAATGCTTTACCAACATTCATGTATATTTTATCTTCTATTTCAGAATAAAATTTACCTTCTCCTTCTGCTGGCCCAGCCCCTAAAGTATATGAATTAAGATTGCTCTTAGTAGTTTTCTTATCTAATACAATTAAATCTAAGTCTACAAACTTCTTCCATTTAATCCACTTAGGGTTCTTTCTAGTACCAACATAATAAGTAGAAGTAATATCTTTAATTACTACCCCTTCTGATGTAGGCATCTCCATAATTTCTTTAGAATATTCTTCCACGTCTTTTACATTATCAGCAATACGAGTATCTTTTTTAGAAGGGAATGCTATCTCTTCTGATGAATGCATTGAATAATTATTAAAAAGAATATTAATCCTATCTTTTAACTCTTCTTCTAGTAGGTTCTGCTCATTGTGTCGCATAACATCAAAGACGTGCGCTCTTAATGTAGCATCAGGATATTTACCTTTGAATACATGAGCAATTGTATCTGCTCTATGTAATGGTTCATCCTTCTCGAAAAGAATTAATTCTGCATCAAGAACACAATCACCGTATTTCTTCTGCTCCATTTCCTTTACTTGACCTTCACATTTATCAGTAATGTCCTTTTCGTTATAGGAATAGACTTTAATCTTATCATCTATTTTATGAATCTGAATACGCATACCGTCGTACTTTTCTTGAACAACATACTCTCCACTAAAGCCTCTAAGTTCTTTTAAGTCATCAATATCGAAGATTCTATACATTGGTTTATTCGGTACGATGAAATCACTTTTAGATTTCATCTCCGCTTTCTCAATGCCTTCAATATCTTTCAAGTCCTCAAACTCTTCTTCATCATATTTAGAGAAGAATAGCGTCTGTAATATCTCTAAAGCGGCATTTACTTTACTTTCTACCTTCTTTGAGTCTTTTCCATCGCCATACTGTTCGATAATATACAGGGCAATATCCTCTTCGGCTATGTCAAGTCCCTCTAACCCATCTGTTATCGTGTCGGGTTCCATGTCCTTAATTGACCAAACTTCTTTTGGAAGTGCTTTATCGTCATTTCTTAAAGCATAGTGAGTAAATTTAACCATAGTCTCTGGTGAATCCATCAATGCTTCAAGAACATTACCTTTGAATCTTTTAGCAAATGGGTCTTTAATTAATTCAGAACTAAACCTTAGTTCTTTAATTCCTTCGTAGAGTTTTTCTGCTATCTCACTAGTAGGGTCTTTTATTTCCTTATCGTTTAATTCATCTTCTTCGATAAAGTTTTTCATTTCTTTACTTAGTGCATTTAATTGTTCATAGATTTCTCTAATATCATCTACTGCTTTACTCCACTTATTCCCATATTCTTTAGGGTCAGTACGAGCAGATAGATAAGCAACTCTTGTTTTCTCGAAAAGACGTATAATCTCTTCAGATGAGTTACCATCTTTTTCAATTAGAAGAGGCATGGATTATCACTTTTTTAAATTGATGACGATAAATCTAAACTGCCTCTATCATCTACTCCATTTCTTTCTTCTTTCTAAATTTTTAGGTTGAGTTGGTTGAGACATTTGAGGTTGGGGAGCAGATTGAGGGAGGTTTTGATTTCTAGGGTCTGAAAGAGCCATTTGTTTAGCATTCATTATGTCTCTCTCATAAAGAACTGGTTGCTTATTCATTTGTTCTTTTAAATGCCCTATAAACTTGCCCACATTCATTCCTTTAGTTTTAGACAATTCATTATCTGTCTGTTCATATAGTTCTTTTGTCTTATCGTTATAAAACCTAAATGACTTCTTTAAAGTTTCACCTGCTAAACCATAGCCTTCTTTATCTTGAGTTTGATTTGTAATCTTTGAAGCATCTTGAACTTTGGGTCGCTTAATCTTTTGAACTTCTACTTCTGAATCAAACTCATTAACTTGAGTTGGTTCAATGTTCATTCGCTTCTTAGCACTTAATTCTTGCTTTACTTTTCTTGCTTTTTCAATGGCTAAAGAAACCATTCTTTCTTCTCTTGTTACTCTTTCGGGCATATTAATCACCTTACTCTGGAATTGGGCCGCCTCTGCTCGCTTGCCTAAAATAAATATATAAGTTTGTGTCATCAGAATTATAATCTTCTATGTGATTTTTCCATTTACCACCATCTTTATTTCTGTAATATGAATCTACATTTGTTTCTGCCTTATCGCCTGTCATTTTTAACTTTCGCAAAGGGATAGGCAGTTGCAGAGAGTCTTTTTTAATCCATTGTAGAACTTTTGGATGTACGAATTTATCAAATAATCCTTCTAGTTCTTCTGGGCTTTTATAATCGTTTTTTGCTTTTAGTAATGTTTTCCATTTCATATCATTGACCTCCTACGTTTTCTACCATCTTATGAATATCTTTCCAATCCATACTTCCAACATCACCAACAGGTGAAGAAATCTTATTATCCATTGAAGGAGTAGGGCTTTGAGAAACAACTAAACCAGACTTCATTAGCAAATTATCCTTTGCATATACAGTCCTCTCTAATGTTTCAATCTTATCTGTTAAGGCTTTTAATATAGCCAAAATGTCGTTACTAACTTTGTTTTCTTCAGTCATCTTTTTTCTCTCCTTTTTTGGGTGGATAAACTAAATCACGTAATTGACGATACAGCAACTCGTACTCCTTACGGAGTTTACTTGCAGTAGCGACTATATCTACGTTGCGCTCATCCATTGATTTCATTTTCTTTTTAAGTTTATCATCTGATTTAATAAAGTTAATTTCTTTAAGTACAATAATTAAATCCCCTAACTTAGTAAAGTCCTGTCCAAAAAATTCAGTAGGAGAAGCAGAGTTTACTTGCTTCTTAAGTTTCTTTTTTTCTTTAGGATTTAATGTATCTAGTAAGTTCTTTGATATTTCTTTATCTTCTTTGAGTATAAACTCTTCGCCATTATCGTAGTAGTTCCATGTCATTCTATTCACCTTTATCTTTTGTATTTTCCATCAATCGACTTAGAGTTGTCTTAAGATACTTTAAATCGTTTTGGACTCCAGTATATATCTTACCATCTTTTTCTGTGAGTTTCTCAGTTTCTTTTTCTCCATTCCCAGAAGCCATATAATCAGAATGTGCATCCTCTAATCTTTTCATTCCGTCTGTAATACGTTCCATCCTTTCAGAAGAATCTTCTAAATTTTCTTCTAGTTCAGCAAGAATTGTTTTGTATTCGTTAATCACAATTGAATCCATAATAACTTCATCACCCTTCGCTGGGGCTTCGTCTAACATTGTATAAAAATTAGACTTAATTTTTTGTATTTCCCTATCAATTTTACCATTTCTGCTCGTTTCAATATCCAATCCTTTCTGAGAAAATTCTATCTTTACTGGTAACTTTTGTTTTTCCTTACTTCCTATTCTTTCTCTAATAGAATCTATTTTGTCAGATAAATTATCTAATAGTTTATCTCTTCTTTGTTTAGCAGTACCCTTGTTATATTCGGAAGATAAATCATCTAATGCTTCTAAAAAAGAAGTAGCGTCTTGATTAAATTGAATCATATTACCTTTATCAGTAGTTCTGATTCTTCCTAAGTCCTCTTTAATTTTAGTTTTTAATTTTAACATATTGTAATCTATCATAGAACTACTATATTCAGCAGAATCCACTACTCTACCCAAAAGAATAAACACATCTTCTAAACTCTGGGCGTATTGTTTTAAATTACCTCTCAATTGACCTTTTGCGCCAGTAGAAACATATAAAGGAATTCCTGATTTAACTATCATACTCCTAAGTTCTTTATATTTTTCAGCAGTTAGTTTATTTTCTAACACATCAAATTTAGTAAAATTTTCTCCCTGTAGCGGTTTTTTACTTTTATCTAATTGCTTACCACCCTTTCTTGGTAATAAGAAATATCTATATTTATTTTTATCATTTACTAGTAAATAAACTATCTGCTGCTTTACTATTGGGTCATTATCAAATAAATCTTTGACATCGCTAGATACTATCTTACCACTAATTATAGAAAGTAAATTCTTATAAAATCCTAAAGTTTTAGCAGTTCCTTCTTTTACAGAAGTATCTGTTTTACTTTCTGCGGTTACTTCATCTTTAATGCTAAGCCTGTCTAATTCAGACCTTAATGACTTTTTGAGCAGTTCTAGAATTTTACCTACTGTGTCTTTATATTCTGAACCGAAGGCATTTAGAATCATAGTCATAGTTCTTCGTAAATCAAATACTAATATATCAAAATTAGTTTCTTTACCTCTTCTAAGAACATTACCTTTTCCCGCACCTTTAGGGGTCTGAGCATTCAAATGTTGTAATAATGAACTATCTGTACTTTTAGGAGTACCTACTTTACCAATTTTTTTCAATTGTGCTTTGGCTTTGTCTCCGTAAAGTAGTCCTGCCTTTGGTTTCTTTCCATCGAATAAATTTCTAATTAGTGATTTTTTCTTATAGAATTCATCAACATCTTGTTTATATTGTTCATTGAGTACTTTAATAGTTTTACTTTCTTTTTTCCCTTTGAGTTTATCAATCTTATCAATCTCTTTTTGAATATCCTTATCTAATTTAGATTTAAGTTTGTCATAACTAGCAGCCTCTTTAGGGTCAATTTCTTTTTTAGATTTATTCTCTTCGTAGTCTTTGCCAAACTTGATAGTTGATAGTTTTTTAGTCTCCTCAAAAAACTTATCAGTTAATTTGTCTATTTTAGATAGTGCATCATTTACAGGCTTATTTCTTTCAGTAATTTCTTTATTTTCCTTTACTTGTTCAGGAGTTAATCTTTCACCAACATTAAGAGATAAATTAACAGGTACTTCTATTTTCTTATCTATCAAATATTTTTCTTTGTTTATTTCAGAGTCAGACCCATATTCTTTTGTTAGTTCTTTTGCATTTGCATACTTAGATAAGAGTTTGAGTTTTTGAACTTGAATTGAATCTCCTTCACTTTCAGTCTTAGTACCTTCTGTGTATTTTCTATTATAAACAATCCTATTAAGGTAAGGCTTATTTTTAATATATTCACCAATATTAATTTTTTTACCGTCGAAAGTGTCTATTGGTTCTAGAAGTCTTTTCAATGCTTCCACAGCCTTAGTCTTACCTTTGGCTTCTAATCCTTGTGCCATAGTATATTTGGCATCTTGTTTAGATATTTTACTAACCATATCATCATACATAAAAGATAACAAACCATAAATATCATTATCTATTCCTTTCAGAATGGCCTTATGTAACATCTAATTCACCTCAAAATGGAATGTTTTCTTTTCTTCCTCTTTTACTAGGAGGTAACAAAACTACATCTGGAACATCATTAGATGATGTTTTAGACTTATGCGTAGTATCTGGTGGTAATCCACCAACAGAAAAATCACGGTTCTTTGCGACCTTTCTAGTATCATTTGCATTCTGTGTCTTTAGTTTTGCTAATTCTTTTCTTAGCCTAATTTCTTTTTGTTTAGTATCTTCGCTCATATCATCCAACTCTCCTTTCACTTCTTCTATCTACGTTTTGATTACCCGCATCTTCAGGTAATCCTTGAAATCTTTTATCTGGGCCAGTACTAATAGAAGGTTTATTTCTAGTTTTTGCTGGGTTTTCTTGAGGTTTACTTCCACCCTCTGCGAATTGCCTTGTTTGTTCATCTAAATCTCTTTGGTCTAGATTAGAACCTGCTAATGGGTCTTTTTCTAAATCCTTTTCTTCACCTTCTTTTTCTTTAGGTTCTTCAGGTTCAGGTTTAGTGTATGTAAATTGACCATCTTCATCCATTTCAATTTCAAATCCTAGATTCTTAATTGCTGCTGCAATACTAACTTCTAATTCTCTCTTTCTTAATACTGCTATTTCATCTTCTTCTTCACTTGGAGGGAGTTTTAAATCCCAATCAGTAATGCCGAATTGTTTCACTAAGAAGGGAAATACATAATTATTGTAGACATTCTGAGCCATTTGAACTGCTCTGTTAGTAACGAGAATTTGCATACCTTCATTATTTAATCCACCGCTTGTAGTATTATCGGCCATAAAGATTTTACTTACACCGTAAAATGCTGCAATTCTGTCCCGTAAATCTTCCTTGACTGAAACGTAATCCATCTCCTTCAAACTGTCCATGAACTTAATCCATTCAACTGCCCCTTTACCGTTCTCTGCTTCGATTCCCATAACAGGAATGAAGTGTGGGTCTTGTTCCATCTTTTCCTTAACAGACCTCCAAAAAGAGCGCATAGAGTCCATGTTTCTAGTCTGTACTGCTAATAGACCTCTAGGCATTCTGCTCTTTGTATAAGACGAATTAACATAATTCTCCATAGCAATCAATGTCATAATATGATTATAGAGAGTCAATATAGGAGAAAGCCCATACAAACGAGAAGGGCTGTATTTGCTAAAGTGAAGGACTTCCCCTTCTAAAAAGTATTGGTCAGCACCTCCGACTCTATTTACATAATGAATAGGGAATAAATTACTTCCACAAGTTTCACACATTTCATGGGGTTCAATAGCAATAATGTCTCGATGATTTACGCAGGTAAAACCCTTAGTACCTCTAACACCGTTTTCATCGGCATAGATATACATAGTTACTGGGTCGCCTCGATAAAGTTCTTTTACTCGATGCATACGAATTTTACCATTACCGTCAATAAAGTATTCCTTTACCATAACAATATAAGCATCATCCATTGTATTCAAATCTTCTTCTAATTCTTTGAGAACGTCAATGAATAACTGTTCTGATTTATTTACGTTCTGTTCTAAGAATTTTTCAATGTATTCTAATTGTTTAGGGTCTGGAAGTCTTAAATTTTCAGAACCGCATCTAGTACATTCAGTAATAGGCTTTTGGTGTTTCTTACCACAATCTTGACAAAGGGCTTCATATGCCTTTTCCCAAACATATCCTCTTCTAAAGATTTCTTGCTTCAATTGAGTAACACAGGTTCTAACAATGACAGATTGTTGAACCATTGAATAAATGACTGGGGCGGTCATCATTTGTTGATTACGCCTTTCTTGAATACCAATGTTAAAAATTTGCCTATCGGCAGGTTTGGGAGTAGAACGTCTAAACAAGTTAGTTATGGAGAATCTCTTCTTTTCTTCAACCATAGCCTACGCCTCCCTAATTAGGGTAATGAGATGCCCCTATTAAGCCTTTTTGTTTCTTAGTCTTGCTAAGTCTCCACCGTCAATTTTATCCTCTGGTGGAGTTAATTCTGCAATTTTCTTTTGTTTTGGAGATAGTTCTTTATTCTTAATAACAGTAGTATTTTTACCTAAATGTTTCTGTTGCTGTTCACTTAATTCTTCAATATGAAGCAATTCCTTACTAACGCCTTCTTTATGTTCTTTACCAGACATTAAAGTTCCATCATCATGTTTATGTGTTTCTCCTGTCCATTGAACAGGTTTCCCGCCTTCAAGGTAAAAATGCCTTTGGCCTTTACCTTTCTGTATTTCTCCATATTTTTCGCAAGGGTTCTTTCCACACCCACAATTTCTTTTAATTATTTGTTCCCATTTCATTTTAATCACCTTTTAAATCTACAACGGGGTTTTCGAGCCTTTGTTTAGAATCCATATTTTTAAGACGTTGCCTTTCTTTTTTTTGCCTTCTAAGAAATTCTTTTCCGTATCTTTTAATATCTCGTTCTTTTTGTTCTCGAACACTATCGCCAACAAACTTAACTTTATTTTTATCTTCTGATACCTGTTCCTTTCCTTGTATAATTCTATCTGTAATATAACTTTCTTCTTCAAGCCTTTGCGTTTTTCGCCTTTTAATAATATTTTGCCAATTCATTTTAATCTCTCCTTGTAAATCCTCTTCCACGACTTCTTCCTTCAACTCTTCTATAAACATTTTTTGCAGTTTTTCCTCTAGGAACGTGTTGTTTTCCTTTTTCCTTTCCTGCTCTTTTCTTTCTGTTTTCATAGGCTCTTTGACTAGGGGTTAATGATTCAGCAACGGCTTTAGGAGCATATCTTCCTTTTTTGTATGTTCCTTTCTTTTTATTAGGATTAGCCATATCTACCCAATCTTCTTTATTCCATTCAACCATATCTTTTTGGGACTCTGTTAAATTTTTCTTTTTAAGAATAGAAAACCAATTATCCTTTATTGACAAATCCGCCACCTTCCTTTTGATATAATCTATTTAATTCTTGAGATTTACGACCAGACCATTTATATTTTCCAGTTCCATGAGTATTTTTAGCCCACAATCTTCTATGTATTTTTAATCTCAATGCTGGGTTGCTATAAACACCTTTAGGAACTTTGTAAGTATGTTTAGGAATTTTTCTTTGCTTCCTACTTGGTTTCTTAAGAATATCTTGCCAATTCATAATTAAGACCCCTTTCTCCAATTTTTATTCTTTTTCTCTTTGGTCTTTTTTGGGCTCCATTTAACTTTATCAGCCCAATAAGCCGCAGACATTTTTCCACGCTTAATATTCTTAGCATGGCGAGATTTGAATGCTTTTCTTTGTCCAGCAGTTTGATTTGTTTTTACACCTTTCTGCCCGAATCTAATAGTTTTAACTTTATCTCCGTCTTTAACAACAACAATATGAGATTTAGTTTTGTGCTTGATTCTTTTAGGCTTACTAAAACCACTAACACCTGCTCTCTTTAATGCAGGATGTTTACCCTTTTTCTTAAGAATAGTTTGCCAATTCATACTTTCACCCCTTCAGGACTACCTTGTTCAATCCAACATTTTTCACAAAGGCTGAATGGTTTTGCTTTACCTTCATGCATAGCCATAAGACAACAACTTTCATAAACAAAGGTCATTCTGCTTCCTCCTTGAGAATAGTTCCACCAATATTTTCTAAACTATCCATAGTAGACATTTTACAATTACCTTGCAGTTTAGTAATATCATCTAAGTATATTCCTTCTTTAGACCAATCAAAACCTACATGGTCTTTATGGTTCTCCCACTTCATTAACTTAAAGATTTCTTCACATCTTGGCTGATACCATTCTGCTTTCTTATATGACTTCTTCATACGAATAAGTTCTAATAGTAACTTAGCATTACCTTTCTTTAATCTAAAGTGAGGTAAGCACTTAGTTAGCAAATCTGTAACATCTGCTTGAGAATAAAAATTTAATCGGTTAATTAATCGAGTATCTTGTGGTGATTTTTGGTCAAGGTGCATTCTTCCATAACCAATAGATTTATGCATTTCTTGCATGAAAGCCTTACCTCTTTCACCAGTAGCAACTAATCCTACTCTTGGATTCATATTCCTATCCATTGTAATATATCCATCAGAATCAATAAATGCAGCAGTATAAGCCCAAATGTTTTTCATTAGCATAGAAGGCACTTTGTAATAAGACCCGTCATAATTTGTAACTGGCATACTTCTAGCCATCTTAGAAATCATATTACTATTACTGTATCTATGTAAATTATTTGGCATACTATCATGAATGCCTTTAGCAGCAATTCCAGGATTATTAATTATTTGTTTTAGAATATATTCTTTAGCCAATTCTTTTTTAGATTTAACTAATTGTTGGGAACTAATCTTAGATAAGACTTCCTTGTATTCTTTCTTTACTTCTTTAATGTTCTTAGATATTTCAGCATATTCTTTACCGTATGCCATATCTTTTTGCTTAATATCTAATTCCCAATACTTACAAAGAACATCTACTACTTCTCTTCTTAATTGACTATCTTTCATTTTATTCAATTTGAATAAGTCTTTTTCTTTGATAGACATTTTCTTTAATGGATGAGAGTATGGACTAATCCAATGCATAGATTTAATACAAGTATCTAGATAATCTGAATATCCATCAATAAGAGCATCAATACTTTTTGCCATCTTATCTCTCATATCTCCTTTTAGTTGCCTTCTAGCCTTTCTCATTTTTCTTACGAGGTCAGGAATAGTTTGACCATCAATGTTATATTCTTTAGGGAAAGTTAATTGTTTCCTTGCATCAGTAGCATTGATATTTAATTTAGTAGAAATCTTATGTATTTCTTCTATTTCAGAAAGAACATGACCATTACTTAAGAAAGACAATTTAATTTCGCCTCCTGTTGCTTCTTCGATGTCATCTTCTGCTTCTTTGATTTTATCCTTTTTGTCAGCGACATCTGTTATCTTAGCAGAAATATCCCTCAGTTCTTCAGAAGTAGCCATATTATCACCTAATTGTCATCAGTATAAATTAAAAATTTATGTCTATTATCTAATTTTTTCCAAGAATTTCCACTCATAAGTTTACTAATTTTGTTTTTAAAATCTTCTACGCTTTTAATTTCAAACAATATGTCTGGGTCATAATCACCTAAATTTTCTCGATAGATATATAAGTTCATCTCCCCAACATCTTTAAGAGCATTTTTAATAAGTGGGGTTAAATTGAGCATTGTGGATTTCGTAGTAGGTTTGAACATTCTTAATGGTATTCCGCTTTTATCCCAATACCTTGCTTTAAGAATATATTTCCACATATTATCACCTTAAAGATTCAATCCTATGAATGGAACATTTACTCGATTCTTTGGAGTCGTAGGACTACCAAATATATCCATATCGTCTAAGAGTATGAAGTTTTCTGAGACTTGGAACGTGGCGGCGTTGGCTAAGGCTAAACTCATAACCATGTCATCGTGCGCCCCAATCCCTTCAAATTTCCCACGTTCTGTAATTGCGAACATAGATAGTTCTTCTACTAATGCCGAAGTAACTCTTCTACTTTCCTCATTACCGTATGGGAAATTCATCTTTTGATTCTCAAGAGTCATTTGTAAATTAAGAATAATTTCTTGTTTCTTCTTCCTAGTGGTATTGAAGTCATGAACATTTAAATCTGCTACATGGCGAAGTTCCTGAGTAAAGGACTTAGCGAAAGTATTTGTCTCAAAAAGAATAACTTCGGGATTGAATATCTTTCCTATAATCTTAACCTTTTGAATATTTTCTCTAAACTCTACATTCTTTGAACGGTCTACATAAATTACATTCTTATTATCGTCTGCATCTACTTCTAATACAGTAATTACATTGTAGTCTCCATCAGTAGAAATTGCAGGGTCTACCCCTACAAAATACTTATATCCTTCTCTTCTGCTAGGCTTAAGAACTAAATTTTTATTCTTAGCATGGTCTAAGTATTCTGGATTAAAGAGAGAAGTTCCAGTTGAGATTGGAACACACATATATTCTCTCGTAAACATTAAAGACCCTACTTCTGATTTACGTGCCATTAGTGCATCATAGTTCCATCTTTCAGGCCATAGTGGTTCATTGAGGGCATTTAAACATGGGTAGGTTCTTACAGTATATGCTTCATTTTCTGATAACTGTTGGTAAATATCTGTGTAACTGAATGGAGTTCCAATAACTCTTAACGATGCAGTATGGTGAAGCGTAGGAATCATGTCTCCATAAAACCAATCAGTAACCTTTTGAATACCACTAATACTAAATTCTTTCAAAGGGTCATCAATAATAATTTCTTGAGGGTGAAGTCCACGAATCTGTGAACCAACGGAACGCTCTAAAATTTGATTACCATTTGTTAAAGTAATATTACCAATAGCCCAACCCCTTGCAGGTTTAAATGCTTTTAGTAGTGGATGCTGAAACATCTTATCAATGTCTCTCATGTGAACTAAAGTCTGCTTTTGGTTAGAAGAGATATAAAGCATTTGATATGGTGCTGGTTGAAACACTAAATTCCAAACAACCCACGAATGCATAAATACAGATTTTCCGTGGTCTCTTGAACAAACAATTACAGTTCTTTGTGTACTGTCCATTAATTCATTCCACTCTTGAATGTAAGAAGGAAAGTCAAAGCCTAGAACGTGTTGAAAAAAATATGGAAAGGAATTTTTAGATAATTCCATATCCATTTGATGTTCTAAGTTAAATTCTTCAGCATCAGGCATAGCGTTCACCTTTTCTTCTATCTATTATAGTTTCTAACTTATTCTTGAGTTCTTTGCCATCTATATATTTATTTTCAATAATATCCATAATTCCTCTGAATTTCTTCATAATATCTTTATGTTCTGCACCTGCTCCAGAATATAATACTGCGGCTATTAATCTAGTAATACCCAACCAATTATTACCATGACCCCTATCTAAATCTCCATGCATTTCATATATTGAATTTATGAATACTTGAACCCATTCATCCATTTCATTTATTTTGGATTGCCTATCTTGAATTCTTTTCAAGATGTTTTTCCAATCCATTTCAATTCCTCTTTTTTTGGGGATTCCTTTCAAGGAGTTTTTTCCACTCTTCTTTAGGCATATTCTTACTTGTCATAGTTCTACCTGTATGACCAGTTCTTTGTACTTTTGGGTATCTAATATCAGTTGCCATAGGTTTATTTATTGCGGCATCTTTGGCTTTTAAAGTCATCCTAATCACCTAAAGTGTGCTTTAACTAAATATACATCTTCTGTACTAATTCCATGCTCTTCTGAAATATTAGCAAAGGAATCGACTGATTTAATAATATTAT